AGCTCCATAGTTATAAGGCTTCGCTAAAAAGGTACCCGCAGAGTACGATGCTGTAGCAGCCGCGCTTCCTGAGTACGTTCCAAGGCCGTAGTAATCAATTCCGTAACGTGCCATTAGCTAGTAACACCGCCTGTAGCAGTGATATTAAGGCTTCCTAGTGTGAAAGTACTGGAGTAGGAAATCATAGGAATTTCACTAACAGCGCATACTATATCTTTAACTGTTAACGCAGTTACTGCACCACTAGATACTGGAGTAGAGCTCACAGGGCTGGCGATAAGGGCATATGAGAACGTGTTACTTGTTACCGCAGTGACTACATAAGTTCCGTTGAATGTGGCATCTACGTTAGTTACCGACACTGTTTGTCCTACGGTCAAAGTATGGGTAGTAGACGTGGTTAGGGTTGCCACAGAAGATACAAGCTGCTTGTTATTAACCACATAGGTCTGGTCTGCATCTGCGCGTACCATCTTTGTAAGGCTTTGATACGCCACACCAGGGACTGCCGCTACCGCGTTATAAAGACTTGATACAGAGATAGTTTGATTAAAGTAAGTGTTATCCACAAAAAATAAGTTGTTAATGGCCGTTGTCACAGCCGTTTTAACAGCAGATTGACTGTACGTTGGGTTGACTGTAATGTTTAAGTTAATGTACGCGCCTACCCATTTAGGTGGTTGAACCGTTATAGTAGTGTTTCCTGGGGCTTTGTTGACTAAATAAGAAAGAACATTTGCGGATACCGTATTAAAAGTAGCGCTCGGCGTAACGTTATCTGAAGATACTCCAGGGTCTCCAGAAGGTAACATGTAAATAGTGATAGAAGAATAAACGCTAGCGTACGCTATAGCCTTTGCTACGTTAAGCACTTGAGTAGCTAAATACGCGTAATCATTAACCGCAACTGCGCGGTTGATAGAACGAATACTTAAAGGAGCGTTATAGCGAATAGAGTCATTGGATTCAGCGTCCGCCCCTCCAGTTGCTGCTCCATCTCCCGCAGTTACGTCCGAGTTGACAGCGCTTAATCCTGTTGGAATAGCGTTAAACCCAGGCATTGTTAAAATATATTTAATAAGGCCTGTTGCTACGTTTCCAAGTACCCCACCACCTACTCTGTAGGTAACATATATGGTTGCTCCATTAGGTGGGATGCGACCACTAGCCCCATCGCCAAATTTAACGTAGGTAATATTGTTTTCATCTACGTATGTTGAATAAACAGGGTCATAGCTACCATAATCAACCAAATAGGGAACTTGAGCGTAAGTTACGCCGTTAATAACTACGACAGTGCTATTATTGATAACAGAAGTGTTAGCTAATTGATAAACTTGTGAAGGATATCCATTGGAAACTCCAACGCTTTCGTTAGAAACGGTTACGCCTTGAGTTACTGAGGTTCTTACGGTTCCAGCAGTTGACCCCACCTGAGCAGGGACTGTTACCGTAGAGGTAACTTCATAAACTACTTGGGACGTCGTAGAATTCGCAATTAAGGATGTTGCTACTTGAGTTAATGCTGGAACAGTTATAGCGCTAGCGCTAGTGTTAGTAAACGTCACTAATGCCGTCGCTGGTGTAGCCAGCGTTGGGACGTAACCAAGCATTGTGGAGATATCCAAAAGGCTTTGTCTTTGAGTAGCAGTAGTAATCATTGCTTCGTTGGCAGCGCGGTCAATGTAATAGCTTAATAGGTCTCCCATGTAAGCAAAAAGCTCCAACAACACCATGCCAAAATCAGCGGGGTCGCGGTTAGTCCAGTTGGACGTAAAGTTAGGGATAAGACTAGTCATATCTGACAAAATGGCAGAGTAGTCTCTAGAGGTATAGTCTACCGATGGAACATAACTAGCCATTTATTGGAGCCTCCGAAAGTATTGAGCCTGTAGAGTCAAGGATAGCATTACGCAAGACCACGGAGTCGGTAGTACCTAACCCATATTGGTAGCTTACGTTTATATTTAATGAGTTATCTACAGGGTCTACGGCCCCAGTAACCTCTAAAAGAGTTAGATTAGGTAGCCAGGTTGAAAACCCAGCGGCAATTTCGGACTGTATTAAAGACAAAGCATTAGATGTGTTTTCAAAGTCAGCACCTCGCGTATTTGTCCCAAAATTTGGTCGCATAACCCGCTCCCCTACTAGCGACATAACTACTAAGGTCACTCGGTCTTGCCAGATTTTACGAATATCGGTCGTATAGCTAATACCCCCAGAGCTATTAAAAGAAAAAGGAAGAGTTATAGCGCTGTCAGAACTCATAGTTCAACTCCCATCCAGACTGGAAAATTAGGGTCTCCAGCAATGAACATAACCCAAACCTTTTGATTAAGGTTTGGTACTTTTTGATGTGTGGTCAACGTCACTGTATGGCTGTGTGATGAAGAACCAGTGCCCCCATCATTAACGGAACTTGTAGTGGTGGTCAGGCCGCCAGAGGTTCCATGGTCAGCGTCTACTACCACAGGAAGGCAAGGAACAGCCCAGTCTGTTTCATTATTGCCCAGCACCTGCGGAACAATAAGTTTAATTTTATATTTACCGTCTGGGTCAGCATTATTAGTGCAGACGCCTTCGTAAATTCCATAAAATCTTTTATCGTATTCGTCGTTCATCACTTTATCGTTCCAATAGAGGCTTGGGCGGTGCTGCGCGTAGGAGAGGAGCTTCCAGGCACTGTCAAGATAGGGTTAAGCGTAACGGTCTGTGAAATCCAAGTAGGACTAGATATAGAGTCGCCAGTTCTATTATTAAGTGCCCCAAATGTTCCCTTTTTCTGAGGAAGGTTGTATGGGGTTGTGTTTATTAAAGTGCTCTTGGGGGTAATAACCGTTTGCGTTACTCCTGGAATAATAGTTCTAGTAGGAGTAGCCGCGGGTTGAGTAATAGTCTGATTATCTGTCCAAGTAACCGCCGCACCTAAAGAGTCGCTACCCACAGTTAAAATTGTTGTGTATATCTGGTTATTGCGCTCTTTTTCGTAAATCTTGTGCTCTGTGCCTAAGATTGTCCAATAGCCCTCGTATTGAGCTCCAACTCCCTGTAGGTATACAGGCATATCTGGTCGAAGTAAAGGGTCCCCTTTAACTTCAACTGTAGCGCGGTACGGGAAAGAGGCTCGGTCTTCGGCCGCTTTAGCTTCGTGCTTAGCAGTATCGGCATTGTTAGCGACGATTGAAGTCTCATACTTATCAAAAAATTCTAAACTAGAAGAGCTTCTAGTTTTCTTATTTCTTGTAGGGTGCGTAAGAGATAAACCATTTATAGAGGGTCTATCTATACCAGACACAGCGGTAGCTGCTTTAGTTTCCTGTTCGTACGGTATAGATTCGCCAATCATTGGTTTAAAGCTGTAAATAGTAGAGCCGCCAGGGTTATTAGACTCACGCATAATAAAGCGAGGCGCTTGAGAACGATAATTTGTATACTCATACAACATAGGCTGAAAGTAAATCTCAGTGTTTTCTGTACGTAGGCTGTAGCCGCATTGTTTAGCTAGACGAACTAACAGACCCCAGTCTGTGTGTCCCGCTTGAGACACCTGAGGGAACACGCGAGGGTGACTCACAGTAAAAGAGGCAAACTTATACTTTTTTGCCATTTGGGTAACTATAGCGTCAGCTGATAGTCCTTTATAAATATGTTGGCTTTCATTTTTCATAACCCACGAGGCTCCGATTACTGTTACTTCGGTTATGTTTTGGCCAGGTGTTCTGGTAGGTGAGACGTGGTGGACATATCCATAAAATGTTTTTACTGCTCCAGCGGTAACCCCATGAAACATTTGAAATTGCACAGGAGAACCCGAAGAAATTACAGAGTACTCAACGTTCCAATCTCTAAATTTTATGACCGCAACCTCATGCTTGTAACGGTTTTGGTAGTAATTAAAAGAGAGCACACTGCTTGGTGATAGCGTAGTGTTAGGAAAAGTTACTTTTAAATAATTAAACACGGGGCACCTTTAAAGAAGTTCCCGCAGGTATATTGTATAAATCATTTATTGCAGGGTTAGCCGCAGCAATTAACCACCAAAGCTTAGGTGTTCTGTAGTACTGAGTAGATATCTGGTCAATCCGTTCCCCAGCTTCATACACATGCTCATAGTAAGAAAGGTTGGTAAATACAGGAACGTTGTAGAAGATAATAGGGTTTGCATTTCCCGCAGCTTTTGTTTGCACAAAGTCTACTTTAGAGTACTCATATCTAGAGCCTTTATAGATAGCCATTAGTTGCTCGCTAACGTTGTGCGAGAGAACGCACTAATGCTAATGGTTACTGTTGTGTCTAACGGAATCATATCTTCAGTAAATTGAAGGTGTTGAACATCTACCTGTGTTAACCAACCTACGTACGACAAACTATCAGGGTTTGGGCCAAATTTTATTGCTATAGCCGTTGGGGATAAAAAAGCTAAATCAGCTGTTTGACGACCTAAGACGTTAGTAAAAGTAGGTA